TTATGACTGAAAAGAGAAAGTTAGTGTTGGACTTCATTAGGGCTTACGTGCGGTTGTACGGAGTCCCGCCTTCTTACGAGGTTATTGCCAAGGGGATTGGTTTGAGGTCTAAATCAAACATCCACAGGATTGTTCACAGGTTGAAAGAGGATGGCCAGTTGAAAACGCAGCCGTACAAGTTCCGGGCCATTGAGTTGGTTGATGGTTCTATTTCGTTTAAACGCCTATGACACAGCTTGTTGACGGTGTGGAGTTGTTGACGGCCAGAGAGGTTCAGGACCTCATTGAGTTGGCGGAGACCGGGGATGCATCCACCCGCAGTAAAGTGTTTGAGGTATTGAAGAGGGATAGGTATGCACGGTGTCAGGTTGACTTCCTGTACTTTGTCCAGCAAATGTGGCCGATCTTTATATCGGGTAAACACCATGCAATCATGGCTGACGCCTTTGAGCGTGTTGCACGTGGAGAGTTAAAGAGGCTGATCATCAACATGCCGCCCCGGCACACTAAGTCAGAGTTTGCTTCTTTTTTATTGCCCAGTTGGTTTCTTGGACGGTTCCCGCACAAGAAGATTATTCAAACTGCCCACACCGCAGAGCTTGCTGTGGGCTTTGGACGGAAGGTAAGGAACCTTGTCACCTCAGAAAATTATCAAAACGTTTTTGAAACAAAGTTATCAAGTGATTCAAAGGCCGCAGGTCGCTGGAACACTCACATGGGTGGCGACTACTTTGCTATCGGTGTTGGCGGCGCTGTTACAGGTAAAGGTGCTGACCTTTTAATCATCGACGACCCCCATTCTGAGCAGGAAGCCAAGCAAGGTAACGCCGGCGTGTTTGATAATGTGTATGAGTGGTTCACTTCCGGACCCCGCCAGCGTCTACAGCCGGGCGGAGCCATCATTATTGTGATGACACGGTGGTCAAAACGGGATTTAACCGGTCAAATTATAAAAAATTCGGCTAAAGACGGTGTAGATCAGTGGGAAACCATTGATTTCCCGGCAATTTTGCCCTCCGGCACCCCCTTGTGGCCCGGGTTTTGGTCTTTAACGGCCCTCGAAGCCCTGAAATCCGAGCTCCCAGTCTCAAAGTGGGAGGCTCAGTACCAACAAAACCCCACCTCCGAGGAGGGGGCGATCATTAAGCGGGACCAGTGGATGATTTGGGAGGAGAAACGCGCCCCGCCGTGCTCCTACATCATCCAGTCTTGGGACACTGCGTTTGAAAAGAACAACCGCGCTGACTACTCGGCCTGTACAACGTGGGGCATCTTCGACCACCCCGATAAACACGGCAACCTGAGACCAAACATTATCTTGTTGGATGCGTTTAAAGAGCGCATGGAGTTCCCTGAACTCAAAGGCAAGGCTTTGGAAATGTACAAGGAGTGGGAGCCAGATACATTGATTGTTGAGAAGCGTGCAGCCGGCGCACCACTAATTTATGAGATGCGCAAAATGGGAATACCGATGTCAGAGTTTACGCCGGGCAAAGGAAACGATAAGATCAGCCGTGTAAACGCAATCTCAGACCTGTTTGCCTCTGGCATGGTGTGGTGTCCTGAAACCCGGTGGGCTGAGGAAGTGATGGATGAATTAGCTTCCTTCCCTAACGGCGACCATGATGACCTAGTTGACTCAAGCAGTCAGGCTTTGATGCGGTTTCGACAAGGCGGCTTTATCACCATCGACAGCGATGAACCCGATGAGCCTCTTTACCATCGCAGAAAAGTACCGTATTACTAAGGAACATTATGAGCATCGACAAAGCAGTTAATCAAGCACCAATGGGTTTAAACGATCTAATGGAGGGGGACGGCTCTGTAGAAATTGAGATTATCAGTGAGTCCGGCATGCCGTTGGACAGCGAAGGCATTGAGGTTGAAATTGAGGAGTCCAGTGAGGATGAGTTTGGCGACAACCTTGCCGAATACATGGAGGAAGGTGAGCTGCAAAAGATTGCCAGCGAGCTTCTTGAGTTAGTGGACGCTGACGTCAACAGCCGCAAGGACTGGACTGAAATGTATGTCAAGGGTCTTGAAGTACTGGGGATGAAGTATGAAGAGAGAACGGAACCTTGGGACGGAGCTTGTGGCGTATTCTCAACTGTACTCACAGAAGCCGCAGTACGTTTCCAAAGCGAAACTATCATTGAGACTTTCCCGGCTCAAGGCCCTGTCAAAACGCAAATCATTGGTGCCATTGATAAACTTAAAGAGGAAGCTGCGGAGCGTGTCCGGGAGGACATGAATTACAAACTCACGGAAGGTATGCCTGAGTACCGCCCTGAGCATGAGCGCATGCTGTACTCCTTGGGACTTGCCGGCGCGGCATTCAAGAAGGTTTATTACGACCCCGGTATGGGACGTCAAGCAGCCATTTTCATCCCCGCAGAGGACGTGATTATTCCTTACGGGGCGTCAAGCGCTATGACCTCCGAGCGTGTTACGCACATCATGCGTAAAACTGAAAACGATGTCAGGAAGCTGCAGGTTTCTGAATTCTATTTGGATGTTGAACTTGGTGAGCCGCTCTCCTTTTATACCGACGTAGAAAAGAAAAAAGCCGAAGACCAAGGCTATACCGTCAGTGAAGACGGTCGCTATCAAATCCTAGAAATCCACGTTGACTACGACCTCCCCGGTTACGAGGACGAGGACGGCATCGCACTGCCTTACGTCATCACCATTGAGCGCGGTACAAGTAAGATTTTGGCAATCCGCCGTAACTGGAATGAGGACGACAGCAAGCGTTTAAAGCGCCAGCACTTTGTCCAGTACACCTACGTCCCCGGCTTCGGAGCTTATGGCTTGGGTCTAATTCACCTGATTGGTGGGTACGCCCGCGCAGGTACATCGTTGATTAGGCAACTGGTTGACGCAGGTACCTTGAGTAATCTGCCCGGAGGTTTGAAAGCCCGTGGCATGCGTATCAAAGGGGACGATACACCTATCCAGCCCGGTGAGTTCCGAGACGTTGACGTGCCAATGGGTACCCTGACCGGAAACATCATGATGCTTCCGTACAAGGAACCATCACAGGTTCTGTCAGGCTTGCTCGACAAGATCACCGACGAGGGTAGACGTCTAGGCTCTATTGCTGACATGAACATCAGCGACATGAGCGCTAACGCCCCCGTGGGCACAACCTTAGCGTTGCTTGAGCGCCAGCTTAAGACAATGTCTGCGGTGCAGGCCCGTGTCCACTATTCGATGAAGCAAGAGTTTAAACTGCTCAAAGACATCATCCGCGACTACACCCCCGGTGAGTATGAGTATGACCCCTCATCAGGTCAGCCACAAGCCAAGCAGGCTGACTACGACATGGTCGATGTTATCCCAGTGAGCGACCCTAACTCTGCAACGATGGCCCAGCGCATCATGCAGTATCAAGCTGTCATTCAGTTGGCCCAAGGTGCCCCACAAATCTACGACCTCCCACAGTTGCACCGTCAAATGATTGAGGTCTTGGGTATTAAGAACGCCGACAAGCTGGTGCCGGTAGAGGACGACCAAACACCACGCGATCCAATCTCAGAAAACATGGCCTTCCTTACGGGAAAACCCACGAAGGCATTCATTTTCCAAGACCACGACGCACACATTGCCGTACATACATCAATGATGCAGGACCCCATGGTCATGGGTCAAATGGGCCAAAACCCCATGGCTCAGCAAATGCAGGCATCCATCATGGCTCACGTTGCCGAGCACATTGCGTTCCAGTACCGCTCTAAGATTGAACAGCAGTTGGGTGCCACGTTGCCTCAGCCAAACGCACAGCTCGACCCTCAAGTCGAAGTGCAGTTGTCCAAACTTGTGGCTCAGGCTGCGGCTCAGTTGTTGCAAATCAACAAAGGTCAGGCAGCCCAACAGCAAGCGCAACAAACGCAGCAAGACCCTCTGGTTCAAATGCAACAGCAAGAGTTGCAAATCAAGGCGCAGGAAGCTCAAACCAAAGCGCAGAAAGTCCAAGGGGACTTGGCTATCAAGCAGGCAGAGCTTCAGCTCAAAATGCAACAGGCCGCAGGTCAGCAAGGGGAAGACCCAGTGCTCGCGGCCCAGCGCATTCAGCAAGAGATTGCTCAGGCAGAGCAACTCCACCAGTCAGAGCTTGCCCGCAAGGACCAGCAGCACGCTCAAAACCTGACACACAGCCAGCAAACACAAGACTTGATAGCCAAGCAGAAGATGCTGCAAATGATGCTCAGCGCATCTCAACAAAAGCCTAAGAAGGAAGACTGATGAGACATCAAGTCCTTGAACTTTTGAACGACAAGCTTGAAGAACACCTCAAGCTGTTGCAACAAGCCGTTGGTGATGGAAGTGCAAAATCCTTCGATCACTATAAGGAGCTGTGCGGAAATATCCGAGGTCTACAGACCGCACAGTTAGAAATTGCAGACCTCGTGCGTAAACTTAAGGACTCAGACGATGACTGAATTTGATGTTAGTGCGGTTAATCTCAGCGGTGTGCTTAATACCACTGCTGAAGAGAAAGCCAAACAACTTCCAGACCCGGCCACGTACCACTTGTTGTGTATGTTGCCAAAGGCGGAAGAGGAGTTTAGCGAAACCGGCATTTTGAAGTCGGCTACCGCTATGCATTATGAGGAGTTACTCTCCCCAGTACTATTCGTGGCCAAAATAGGCTCCGATGCGTTTAAAGACGAAAAGCGCTTCCCTTCAGGCCCAGCCTGTCAGGTCGGAGACTTTGTGTTAGTACGTCCTAACACGGGAACCCGTATGAAGATTCATGGTACTGAGTGGAGACTCATTGCCGATGACTCCGTGCAGGCTGTTGTGCAAGACCCTCGCGGTATCCAACGCCCTAACTAAGGAGGTTCTATGGCTGATTTTGAAAAAGTTGAGTTTGAATTTCCTGATGAAAAGGAAGAAAAGAACCCCCGACAGGGCGGCAGAGTGGTTGATGCTGAGCCTGAAATTGAGGTCGAAAAGCCTGAAATTGAGGTGGTTAGCGATGTCCCGGAGGATGATAGGGACCGTGAACCCCTTGGTTTTGACCCCGCAGACCCTACCGACGAGGAGCTGGAAAGCTACACCGAGAGCGCCCGCAACCGTATAAAGCTGTTTACCAAAGGTTTTCACGACCAACGCAGAGCAAAAGAGTCTGCAGAGCGTGAGAAGGACGAAGCTTTACGCATTGCACACGCAATTGCTGACGAAAACAAGCGTTTAAAGGGTTCACTCAGCCAAGGGCAGAACGCCTTGCTGGAGCAGGCTAAACGCACTGTTGAGCAGGAGCTTAAAGATGCGAAAGCGATGTTTAAAGAGGCTTACGAAGCCGGCGACTCGGACAAGTTGTTGGAGGCGCAGGAAGCGCTCACTAACGCCAAAATCCGCGCCGATAAAGTAAATAATTTTAAACCAGCCCCTTTACAAGAGCCAGAAACTCCTGTACAAATCACACCGCAACCTCAACAAGTTGCTCCTGTTGACGAAAAACTGCTTGCATGGCAAGACCAAAATCAGTGGTTTGGAAGCAACAAGCGCATGACCTCATACGCCCTCGGGCTGCATGAGGAGCTTGTAGAGAGCGGTATACGAGTTGGCAGCAACGAATACTACAAACGTATCGATGCTGACATACGCGAAAGATTCCCTGACCAAGTTGGAGCCCGGGAGTCCGTTGATGCAAAACCTCAACGTACCAAATCCAATGTTGTTTCACCCGCAACTAGAAGTACTGCACCTAGAAAAATCGTACTGACAGAAACGCAAGTGAATATCGCCAAGCGGTTGGGAGTTCCGTTGGAACTGTACGCCCGCAAGGTGGCTGAAGAAATGAGGAAATGAAAATGGAAAAATCATCACGTCCTAGCCGTGCCCTTGAGACCCGCGAAGCTGTAGAGCGCCCAAAACAATGGATGCCTCCACAATTGTTGCCCGACCCTACTCCCGAGGAAGGTTATGCATTCCGTTGGATTCGAATTGCGACACAAGGTAAAGATGACCCCACTAACATTTCCGGCAAGCTTCGCGAGGGCTGGGAACCTGTTAAGGCTTCCGACCACCCTGAGATTCGTTTGTTTGGACAGCCCGCAGGGAACTTTCCAGACAGCATTCAAGTGGGCGGTTTGATGCTTTGCAAAACACCTGTGGAGTTTACTGTGCAGCGTGACGAGTATTACCAAAATCAGGCCAATGCTCAAATGCAATCAGTGGACAACACTTACATGCGTGAAAATAATCCAAAGATGCCTCTCTTCCAAGAGAAAAGCACTCGGGTTAGTTTCGGTAAAGGTATTTAACTTTTTTAGGAGTCTTAAATGGCTTATCCCACTGTCTCGGCCCCATACGGCCTAAAGCCAGTGAATTTGATTGGTGGTCAAGTGTTTGCGGGTTCTACCCGTAACCTTGAAATCCCTTACGGGTACGGCACCAACATTTTCTATGGCGATTTCGTGCAACTAAACCGTGGTTTTATCAACCGCCTGTCAGTGACTTCTGGTTCTAGCACAATTTTTCCAGTTGGCATTTTTCTTGGCTGTTCATTTACAAACCCTGTAACTAAGCAAAAGACTTTCAGCCAATTCTGGCCCGCAAGTACTTTGGCTGGTGACGCTGTGGCCATCGTTTGTGATGACCCTGATACCATTTTCCAAGCAGCTATCTGCTCAAGTGGTACAACAATTGGCTCCGCCGCTAACGCGATGATCGGCCAAAACATGCAAATGTTGAACAACACTGGTAACGCTAACACTGGCAACTCAGCTAACGCTGTTGCTGGCGTAACTGCTACCCCTGCAACAACATCTACCTTCCCAGTTCGTATCGTTGGCGTAGTGAATGACACTGCTGTTTCTCAGTCTTATACTGGCTCCTCTTCAGGTACCAGCATTACTTTGACAACACCATTGGCTTCCACTGGCGCGGTCATCGTGTCCT